GTTATCAACATGTTATGCCACCCCCAATGTCATTCCCATTATTGTGTGAGTTTTTGAAACAACAGTATGAAGAACACGCAGCAGTGTGCGAGCAATTAGCGAAGGCTATCGGAGGAGGAATGGCTGTTGTTAGAGAACCAGAAGCGATTGTTAAGGAGATAATGGAAACATCATTTCAAGTTCCATCGAAGCCCCTGTCTGTTACGGATGCGTTTATGTCGTTGTTTAGTTCTAATAAGGCTGAAGGGATCTCTGATGATGAAGAAGGATTTCAAGACGACGACTTTCGACAACCCGATCTGAGACATTCGCATTTTTGCTGTGGGAAAAGACGGCGTCATCTGGCGAGAACCCCGTATGGAACTAGCACCTGTCCGAAGTGTTTTAAAGTCGATTATTGTAGTATGACAGCACAGTCTGAAAGAGGGCAGTCAACAGGGAGTTATATCGACTTTAAATCAGGTTACAATATCTACGCCCCACATAATCATTTCAATCAAGGGGCAGCCGATCATTTTCACGCATGTGCTGTCCCACTTTGTAAGGAGGTTATTTTGCATTCACATCCTGAGAATTCACATCTTCCATTGTTTTGTGTGGATCATTTGGAAAGCGACCAGAAAGACTATATGGCAGATTCGGACCACAGAAATGTTGATCCCTATCAAATTCATCGCCATATTTGTTCTTATTCCACCTGTCGTGATCAAATTGGTCATAAACATGAAAGATCTGAAAATCCTAAAGAATGGCCTTCTGGACATGTCTTCTGTTCTGTTCATAAGAATCTATCTGCGAAAGAGTTAATGGCAGATCTCCAAGCTCAAAATATTCTGGATGGAGTGAGATTCCCCGCGAGTCGAAACATTCCCGAGTATCAAGATGCAATAATGAGATATGTGTTAGCAGATCTGAGCAGAATCTTGAATCATCTTCCTATCATGATAGCCGAATCAGCGAAGAAGGAGCCTACGAGTGTATCTGGTCTTGGATGGATGACTTTCGTTGGAGGTATACAGACTGGAGGTGTGATAGCTTCGCTTGTGGTCCTTTTGTTAGGTATCAAGAAGTTGTTATTCAGGACCAAAGACATTCCGGACACCATAACCTTCAAGAGTGAGAGTCCCAAAGGTCGGAGACAAACCAAATCATCACGTCAGAGGCCCGTGTTTAGGAAGGGACAATTTTCATCAGAAGCACAGACCGGAGTTCCCTTCGGTGTCATTTCCTTTGGATCCAAGCAAATTACGTGTGTTCCCATTAAAGATCGTTATGTCCTCACTTATTGTCATGCATTCATTGGACGAGACGGTCCAGTTCCATCGGGAACCAAGATGTCACTTTGGTATGGAGAAAAGGAATATCCATTTGTCCATAACACTAATCTCATGATTTCAGATGATGAATTCGACATCTGTTTCGTTCATATAAATAATATTCAATGCCCTCAATTTAAAGATCAAACAAAGCAATTCATCTCATCAAATGATCTTGCCAATCTTAAAAGCGCGGCAGTCATGTTATTCACAGAGTCAGGAGTGAAATATGGAACTGCACATCATCATAAGAACATCTCATATAGAAGTTTGGAC